GTCTTAGACTAGCGAATGGTTCTCAAATCAAAGCGGTTTCGGCGGCAGGTGACGCGGGTCGTTCTGAGGCGGTATCACTCCTAGTCATAGACGAGGCTGCGTTCATTGACAATATTGAAACAATCTTCACTGCTGCTCAACAAACATTGGCAACAGGTGGTGGTTGTATAGCCCTATCTACTCCTAACGGCGTAGGTAACTGGTTTCACAAAACTTATACAGCTGCGCAAGAAGAGAAGAATAGATTTTTACCAATATCGCTTCCTTGGACAGTACACCCAGAACGTAATCAAGTATGGCGTGACGAACAAGACAAGATATTAGGTAAACGAAACGCTGCTCAAGAGTGCGATTGTGACTTCGCAACATCAGGTAATACAGTTATAGAACCAGAAATATTAAGTTGGTATGAAGAGAATATGCTTTCCGAACCGATTGAACGTCGTGGACTTGATAAAGCGTTATGGATTTGGGAATACCCTGATCCAACTAAGTACTACACAGTTGTGGCTGACGTTGCACGCGGAGACGGTAATGACTATTCTGCTTTTCACGTTATTGATATTGAGTCGATAACACAAGTTGCAGAGTTTAAGTCACAAGTAGATACGAGAGACTATGCTAACATATTGTTGAGTATAGCTTCTGAATATAATAACGCCTTACTAGTTGTTGAAAATGCAAACATAGGTTGGGACGTTATACAAACAGTGTTAGAAAGAGGTTATACGAATGTTCATTATAGTTATAAGCAAGACCAGCAAATGGACTTCAATAAGTATATTGACAAATTCAATACTCAAACTGGATTAGTTCCTGGTTTTAGTATGACAGAAAAGACAAGACCTTTGGCAGTTGAGAAGATGAGAGATTCTGTAGAGAACAAATTGGCTAACATTAAGTCAATTAGACTGTTAGAAGAGTTGAGAGTCTTTATCTGGAAAAATGGTAAGGCACAAGCGATGCAAAGTTATAACGATGACCTTGTTATGTCTTTCTCAATCGCTATGTACTTAAGAGAAACATCTCTTAGATACAGAAAGAATGCTGAGAATTTGACTTATGCCGCTCTTGATGGTTATACTAAAACTGGAGATAGAATGGTGGCATACAATGCAAATCACGGTTTGAATCAAAACCCTTGGGTTATGAATGTAAATACTCCTAAAGGAGGCGAAATGCAAGATATATCGTGGTTATTGTAATAATAAAATGGTAATAGTTTATAGACATATTAGATTAGATAGAAACGAACCTTTTTATGTAGGGATAGGAAGCACTGTAAAAAGAGCTTATGAAAAGAATAATAGAAATGAAATGTGGTCTAAAATAGTTAATAAAACAGATTACGAGGTTGAAATATTATTTGAAGATCTAAGTTGGGAAGAAGCTTGTAATAAAGAAAGAGAGTTTATTTCTCTTTATGGTAGAAAGGATTTGAAGACAGGTACTTTAGTAAACATGACAGACGGAGGAGACGGTAAAATTAACTTTATAACTCCTGATGCCACTAAAAGTAAAATGTCTAAAGTAAGAACTGGATATAAATTACCTGTAAAGGTTAAAAATAAGATAAGCAATTCACTAACAGGAGTTTGTTTTTCTGAAGATAGAAAAGAGAATATATCAAAAGGTAGGAAGGGAAAAGGTATTGGGCCGTGTTCTGATTTGAGGAGGGCGAGTATTTCTGCTGCTAAATTAAATAAACAGCAAACAAAAGTTACTTGCATTCATTGTAATAAAATAGGCGGGGTGAGTGCCATGAAAAGATACCATTTTGATAATTGTAAACATAGAAAGTAATATAAACATATGGCAGAACAACAAAGACAAAACAACTTATTCTCTACTTTAAGACGTCTATTTTCAACTGACGTTATCATTCGTAATGAAGGTGGAGACATGCTTAAAGTTGTTGACACCGATACAATACAAAGATCAGGTGTTATTCAGACAAACTCTTTAATTGATAGATTCAACAAAGTATACACTACGTCAACTGCGTATGGTGTTAACTTGAATTTGGCACAAAACTATCAATCTGCAAGGGTTCAAATTTATGCAGACTATGATGCAATGGACACCGATGCTATTTGTTGTTCAGCATTGGACATCGTTGCAGACGAATGTACACTTAAAAACGAACAAGGTGAAGTATTACAAATTAGATCTTCTGATGAAAACATTCAGAAGCTCCTCTACAACTTATTTTATTCTGTACTTAATATTGAATTTAATCTTTGGTCTTGGGTTCGTAACATGGCTAAATATGGTGACTTCTACCTCAAACTAGAGATTGCAGAAAAGTACGGTGTTTACAATGTAATTCCTTTCTCAGCTTATAATATTATCCGTGAAGAAGGATTCAATCCTAAAAACCCACAAGAGGTTAGATTCAAATACGATCCTAATGCAACACTTGCATCATCTACAGGATATAGTTCTATCAGAAATGAAGACACTGGTATTTGGTTTGACAACTTTGAAATGGCGCACTTTAGATTAACAGGTGATGTTAACTATCTTCCTTATGGTAGATCATATTTAGAACCTGCTCGTAAGTTGTTTAAGCAATACGTTTTGATTGAAGATGCGATGTTGATCCACCGTATTGTTAGAGCTCCTGAACGCCGTATATTCTATGTAAATGTTGGTGCTATTCCTCCTGGAGAAGTAGACAACTACATGCAGAGAATGATACAGAAGATGAAGAAAGCACCATTGATTGATCCACAAACAGGTAATTACAACCTTAAATATAATCAGCAAAACCTATTAGAAGACTTCTTTATTCCTGTAAGAGGAAACGATACTTCTACTAAGATTGATACTACTAAAGGTCTTGAGTATAACGGTATAGAAGACGTAGCTTATTTTAGAGAGAAGCTTTTTGCTGCTCTTAAAATACCTAAGGCTTTCATGGGTTATGAAAAAGACTTAACTGGTAAAGCTACACTTGCTGCTGAAGACATTCGTTTTGCTAGAACAGTTGAAAGACTACAAAGAATCATTATTAGTGAATTAACTAAAATAGCTTTAGTACATTTATACGCTCATGGATACACAAATGAATCAGCTGCTAACTTTACATTATCTCTTACTAACCCTTCAATTATCTATGACCAAGAAAGGATAGCATTGTTTAAAGAGAAGATTGATCTTGCTAAGCAAGCAATGGAAGGATCACTTCTTCCTAGAGACTTTATCTATGATAAAATCTTCCACTTCTCTGAAGATCAATATGCTGAACTTGAAGACATGATTATTGAAGACAAGAAGAGAGAGTTTAGATACGCGCAAATACAAGAAGAAGGAAACGATCCTGCAGAATCAGGACAAGCATACGGTACACCTCACCAAATAGCTAGTCTATACGGTGGAAAAGAAGATTCTGTATTGAATGTACCTTATGGATATGATGAAAATAAACCAGGCCGTCCTAAATCTGTAACATCTATTATTGGTACAGACAACTCTAAATTCGGTCGTGATCCAATTGGTCAAGACGCATACAATAAAGATGCTGAAACAGGTGAAAATGATATCGATGTGAACTATAAAGGAGGAAGCCCTTTAGCTCTAGAGAGTACAATGGGTGAGTTCTTAAAAAATAGGAATATGCTACAAGGTTTGGCTAAGAAGTTTCAGCCTAGAAAGACTAGACTATTTGAAGAATCCGATCTTTTAAGTGAGGATAACATTAAGGATGGTTTAGATTAATATATAGATATTTATTACTAGCGGACTCGTAAAAAAACTATGGCAATAAAACATTCAAAATATCGTAATACCGGTATTTTATTCGAACTCTTAGTTAGGCAGACGACCTCCGACCTACTGAATAATCAAGATTCAAAGGCGGTAAAGATTCTAAAGAAGTATTTCACTAATACAGAATTAGGTAAAGAATATAGCCTATACAGTACCTTCTCAGCTAGTCCTAAACTATCTGAAGCTAAGGCAGAAATCTTGCTCTCTACTATTATTGAGCAGTACAAGAAGTTAGACCATGAGAAATTGTCTAAATTGAAGTACAATTTGATCAAAGAGATCAAAAAGAGCTACGATCTAGAGAACTTTTTCAAGGCCAAAATAGACAACTATAAGCCATTTGCTTCTATTTATACCATTTTTGAGTCCCAAAACAATCAATCTGTTGATATTAAACAGCTAATCTTAAACAAAATCAATCTTCTTGAACATCTTACCGCTGAGGATCTATCTGATTCTAAAGCTCCTAAGTCACTTGTAGAGGAGTTTATGAAAGAAGACAAAGAGATTAGGCTTTTGGCACACAAAATCATGGTTGAAAAGTTCAATAACAAGTATCAGAATATGTCTGAAAGACAAAAAGGTGTACTAAAAGAGTATATCACTAACATTTCCGACACAAAGAACCTCAAAATCTACTTGAATCAACAATTAGACGAGATCAAAGTAGAGCTTACTCAATTAAAAGAGGCGCAAAAAGACCAGGTTACGAAAATCAAGCTTGAAGAAGTGTTGAAGTTTATCAATCCTATTAAGGAAAACCAATCTGTAAAAGACGAAATCATTACAGGTATACTTCAGTACTTTGATTTGATTGACGAACTAAAAAACGGTCAATAATGTCTAAGTTCAACAACCAATTTGCTACTCAGAAACTACGCCAAGAAATGTCTGTTACTGGTACAGGTGCTACTTTTACTCCTGGGACTGGTGAACAAACAGCTCCTAGAGCGACAAAGAAGGTAGTTAGAAAAAAACTTAATCCTGAAGTAAAAGATGTTGAACCTAAACTCGCTGCAGGCAAAGCTAAAGTATACATGAAAGATAAATGGGGTTGGAAAGATGCTCCATCTATACCAAACCGCCCTTCTAAAGGTGGTTTTATCTACAAACAACTATTTGAAGGCCAAAGTGACTACTTTATTAATGTTTCAGTCAGAGATGCAAGAGAAGCTCTAGAGATACTTAGAGACCAATTTAGTCAAGAGTACAAAAGCAAAACTATACAACTTGATGGCACTAACGCATATGTGATAAATGATCTTGATGCTGCTTTAGATCTTTACGATGCATTCAAATTAGCAGGTATAGAAGTGATCGAGCACGATGTTCCACAAGAGGAAGAGGATGAAGATGATGATGATATGCTACAAGAAGCAAATGTTCCTGACAATGTGATGAAGTTTGCTCAAAGAAAAGGCATTTCTAGCCTTGTTAATACAGTAGCTGGATGGGCTGAAAAAATAGGAAAGAAGATAGTAGGTGGTACAGCTATAGGAAAGAACTACGATACTCTTATATTAGATATGGGCTATCAAACTTCTGATATCTATATTAATATTCCTGAAGAAACAGTTGAACTTTACGGACAAGAGGTTAACAGCTTTGAAGAGTTCAAAGAGGTATACATGGATCAAATGACTAAAGATCAAATAAGCCATGATGAAGATCAATATCGCCGTGAAACAGGTTTAGAAGAGACAGAATCATTAAATGAGAGCTATTCTAAATTCAAGAC